TAACAGCCATTGCTAAACCAGCCGCTGCTGCATCACCACCACTGACTTGAGCAGGTAAGTTAGCTGTATCTAACGTACCTGTAGCCTGTAGCATCATTCTTTCGAAGATTTGAGCTGTTTCGATGTTGGATTTGTCCGTAACACCAAACTTAAAAGGTTGTAGAATCTCTGATGGGTTACCATTGACAAGGATATTCTTCCCTGGTTTGATCTCAAACTTCTGTCCTCGAGGTAATCTAGAGGCATCTATAGCCATCATAGGAGCTGCTGTAAGCCCTAAAGAGTCTACATGGCTACGAATCTGTGCATCAACAGCCTTTTGCATGTTGTATGCCTTCTCAGCCGTTCCACGACCCCAGAAACGACCAGGAACGCTATCAGCTTGGTAGGCAACAACAGGTCTGTCCTGCATCATGAAGGGGTTTTCTTCAGCTTTGAGTAGATCTTCTCCGTTAGCAATAACGATCAAAGCCTCTACCATCTCTGAATACAACTCATCATCTTCAAAAGATAAGTCATCAGGGTTATCTAACAACTTCTTAGGTACTAAACCATAGTAACGAAGTAGTAATACCTTATCTGATTGATAGTAAGTTAAGTCTTGATTAGGCTCTAAGTCAGTGTCTAAGGATGCTTCACCGATAGCAACCTTTTTATAAACACCATCTTCCATGCCTTTGATGACTGCATGTCTACCTACATACTCTTCGATAGCACAACCCATTGCATCATCAATGGTGGTTGCGTTAGGATCAACAAGGAAGTTACGTGGATTGATAGGTTTTAAGTCTACCGATACTCTATAGTTAGTGTTAACACCAATCATAGCCAATCCAGGCTGTGCTGTAGGTTGTGTTGCTGGTGTTAGACTCTTCTTTTGTTTGACAATGACCTCACCGATACCAGTACCGTAGATCTCTGCTAAGGTCATGATCTGACCAATGTTCTTACGTACTTTATCTTTCTTGAAATCTTCGGACAACAAAGACTTCATCTTCTCAACATCAGTCTTATCCTGATCACTGATGTCATCGCTGATGTCAAAGAATACACCTTTAGCGAACACAGCTTCTTCAAGATCAGCTTGTTTGTTATCTACTGCTTGCTGTAGGGCAGGGCTAATAAGCCTTGAACGCTCAGAATCCCTTGTTTTATCCTCATCAGCATAAAGACCTCGCCAGAGACGCTCATACTCATCCCAGCGATCCATGTAGTTCTCATCCCTGTAGTTACGCCAGTCGTTACAGCGATCCATGACGAAGGCTACTAAGGCATTCTGAGGTGTGATTTCAGATTCAAATTTCATTGTCACCAACCTATTGTTGTGTCTAGGACTTCGTACTCTTCTTCATTCAAGTTCTGATTCCAATCTGCTACCTGTATTTGATCAATGTAACTAACAGCATCTATTAAGTCATCATGAGTCTTGCTATCAGGAAACTGCATCAGTTGGTCTATAAACTTGTTATTCCAATCAGCTTCTTTCAGTACAATCCTACCATGTTCAAATCGTCCTTGTAGTGACCAAACAATCCTATCTGTCTTCTTCTTATTACCGTGTGTTAACTCTTCAATACGAGGATAGTAGTTCAACCTCCTCATCAGATCATTCATGTAAGGCATTACTGCATTCTTCAGTGCACCTTTCTCAATCCCTACCGCATTAACTCTGTAGTCCTTAGCAGCTTTTAATATCCTCACTGCTGTTTCTCGGACATCCCATCTACCATACTGTATATCAGCAACCCACCAGCCTTTAGTGTTAACCTTAACAATGGCTATCGCTGTTTCATCCAACTTAGAGTTTTTCGTCTTGTTCGCCTGAGATGAATCCGTAAAACCACAAAGATCCACCGCAATGAAGTAGTTACCATCTTCAGGTTCTTCGTCAGTAATCTTGATCCATTCATCTTTGAAGATCTCCGACTGTGCAGCCTCAAACGATGCCATAAACTCTTGTCTGAAAGCAAAGCTAGACATTGATCCTCTAGCAGCTTCAATCTCTTCAGGGTCTAACAATGGATTATCAAAGCTAGTGAAGTGCCATGCCTTGTAATGCTGATCCTTACCACTATCACCTAGTTTGTACAGTTCATAGAAATGATTTCTACCCATTGGTGTTCCTATGAACATTGCTCTACCCTTCTGATCCGCTAATGCAGGTCTAAGGATTTGTTCGAACACCTGTGGCTTCATGTCTGCATACTCATCCATCACTAAGTATTTAAGACTGACACCACGCATTGTCTCTGGTCTATCAGCACCCTTCAGTGAGATGATAGCGCCATTGACTAAGGTAATCTGCATGTTATTTACATGACTACCTTTGATAACTGGATGGCCTAGCTCTAACAGCGTAGACCACATAATATCTCTAGCTTGTCCCTGCGTTGGTGCTACATACCAGACATGACCTTTATCAGTCTGTAGAGCCTCTATGATCAGTGTCCAAGCTGCTAACCTTGACTTACCTGTACGTCTACCAGCAGCGATGATCTTAAACCTTACAGGGTCTTTGAAGACCTCTTGCTGCCACGGTAGTAACTTAACTTGTAGATCCATCGTCTTCTTCTTCGTAGTCTATCAAGGTAGTTTCTACTTCAACAGGTTCATGTTCAATCATCTCTACTGGGGTATCATTTACTCCAGTGATGTTGATGGTAATGGCTCTAGAGCCTCCACCAGCACCTTTATCCTCAAAGTAACTTACTGGTAACATCCTATCAACACATAACTTCAGCGCTGCCATCTGATCCTTATCCTCATCATTAAGAGCCTTATGTACTATCTTTCTGATGATAGCCTGTGAGTGTGTCAGCAACAGTGAAGCTGTTAGTTCTTTAATCCTTGCTGCTTCACCAGGAGGTCTACCTCTTTTAGGCCTCTTAATGTACTTCTGTACTTCTTCCTTCTTAGGTCTTCCTCTTTTTCTTTTTTTCGCAGGCACTTTCTTTTCTTCATTGACTGCCACGACATCCTGGCTGACCGATGAAGGTAGCGAACAAAGATCAGATATAACTTCAGTTTTAATTTCGGACATCACTACCTCTATATAGTTTCTCTGCCGGAAGGCAGGACTGTAAGGTGTATATAATTTTATGTATCTACAATGTAGTGTATGACGATAAGTTATATGTCTACTATTATTTAGTTTTTATACGATGTTTTGTTCATAGCCTACATAGAAGTATCTATTCTAGCATATTTTTAAGAGTTTGTCAAGTTATTTCTTCATATTCAGTGCAGAATCTGTGTTTGAACCAGTGCAGATTCAGTGCAGACTACATATCAATCAAGGCTTTAGCGGGACTCCATTAACATGGTGTCATAGGCTCCGCAGAGGCTTTATAGATAACCTATTGATTCTTAAGAGATTTCTTAATAGTAATAGATTATCATTAACATTGTCTATTTTGCTCTTTTTTGTGGCTATAGAGCACCACAACAATCTACACCACAACTCTACCCCTCCCCCTATGTCGTATACTGTATACAGAATACAGTGGAGATACTGCAAGATAGCAGCAAGATAGTGTAAGTTAACGTAAGTTACTGCATAGGCTGTGCAGTCTGTGCTGGTTGCTGTGTAGGCTGTGCAGATGGAAAAGAGTAGCTGTGAAGCAGCCTACAATGACACTTGGTTGATCCTACAATGACACCTACAACGACACCTAAGACTGTGCAGTCAGTGCAGTGCTCACGTGAAACGTTGTAACACTACCGTTCATCCTGGGTTATTGTCCGTTCATCCAGATAGATGCAAAAGCCTATTGAAATATGTTCGGAAAGTCTATAAGATGGTTTTCATCGCAACCAACAAAGGATTAATCAAATGAAAATCGAACTAGATCACGTTGAAGCTCTTAGAATCCTGGAAATTCTACACGACCTGCATAAAATGACTATGGACGATTTAACCGACCCAAAAACAGTAGGATCGATACAAGCAAAAGCTTTTACATCATCTTTGGATGTTCGCCACGCACTATATAAAACAACAAAGAAGTAGTGTCCTACTTACAAT